GCTTCTTTGGTTGTGTCTACGTCTGGGCGTGAAACCCAAGCAGGGCGAGGTCGGAAAGCAAAGCGTGATCCATCTCTGCGGATGTAAGTGTCAACCGGCAGAGAACTTATGCCGTCGCTAATTAGTGAGATTGCGCCGTAGATTGCGTTGACTTGGAACGCTGACTCGCTGGTAACTTGAGTTGCAGATAGGCTTGCGCCAGTATCAAAGTCAGAGCCTGCGCCCCAGATTGCCTGATAACTTAGCGCGCGTTTGCTAAATAGCCCGTCAAAGATTCCCAAATTCTACCGCCTAAACAAATACTTGAGGCACTAATACTTCTTCTAGTCTACCGCTTGCCCTGTCATACGCCATCAGTAGCGCGATTGCTAAGTCTATCTTTAGCTTGGGGTTGCGGTAGTCCTTGGTTATTCTCGCGCCTCTTTGCGAGTCAACCTTTAGGATGCAGTTGTCTAGGTGTCTACTTAGGGCTGCATCGCCGTCGTGCCTTATCTTTCCGTTCATGATTGCTTCGTAAAGTTTAGCTGTGGCAGGGACGGTTCTGCTTATTGTGTTCGGGTACTCAACAACTTGAAGTCCTGCTTCTGCCCACTGGTACATTTCGTCTTGCCACATTGCAGGGTCGCAGACTATCTCTCGACAGTTTGGGTTGGCGAAGAAGTATTCGATTATTGTTTTGCTTACCTCGTTCTTGTCAATTATCCACGAGTCGTCGTCTAAAACAAAATCCTTTTCCCAGCTTGCCACTCGGTAAACCCTAAAGACATCGCCCTCGGTGCGCGGCATTATTACTGCGACGACTGCTGTGCTGTCGTTCTTCCACGATCCGTCAAAGCCCAGAACGTATTCGTCAGTTGGCAATAGCTGGAACGATTCCTCTAAGCCTTCCCAAGCTCCGGTTGGTAGCCATGCGTTCTTGGCGTTGACCCACTGGTTAGTGCGCTTGATTTTGAACTCGGCTTCTGGTGTGCGCTTTACCGCTGACACAAAGTCCTCGGCAGAGCAGATGTCGTCGTAGCCTGGGTTCGCTAATGCCCACGTCTCAGGTCGTCGGTGGTCGGCTTCTGGTGGCGCTTCCCAACAGGCCATAAAGAACGAGTCGTCGTCAATCTCTTTGGTTGCTATCTTCTTGCCGTAATTGTAAAGCTGATAAGCAATTGAATCATTGCCGGTTGCGTCGGCGCGAGTCCCTGCGGTTGTAATGCCGATAAGTGTTGATTGCCTGCCGCGTGATCCCATAGCCAAAGACATAACATCCCAAAGCTCGCGGTTGGGCTGGGCGTGAACTTCGTCAAAGATTGTTGCGCTGGGGTTTAAGCCTTCCGCGCTGTAAGCCTCTGCCGCTAGAACTCGGTAAACGCTTCCAGACTTAGGCAGCTCAATCGCGTCGCGGTAGACCTTAGTAATCGCACTCAGTTCTGGACTGGCTTCAACCATCCGTTTAGCGTCTGCGAAAACGATGCGAGCTTGTTCTTTGGTTGCGGCCACGCTGTAAACCTCAGCACCCTTAGCTCCGAGGATTAGCGAATAAAGTGCGAACACGCTGCCCAGTGCTGATTTGCCGTTTTTCCTGGGGACGAGTATTAGGCTTGCGCGGTTTCTGTAACCGTTACCGTCGCCGGCGAAAACGTGACGAATCAGTTCCTTTTGCCAGTCACGCATCACCAAGGGTTGACCAGCAGGGCCTGCTACTGAGTCTTTAGTAATAATCCCAAACGCTTCAGCGAACTCAATAACCGTATCGCCGTCACCGTTGTCTAAATCAAACTGAGGGACTGGGGTTAACCATTGCGGTGGCCACGACACGATTCGCCTTTCTTTCCATTAGTTCTTCTAGTTTAGATTGCGCCTTGACTTCGGCTACTCCCAGCCTTGTGCGATCTGAGGGAGTAAAGCCTAGCAGCGAGAGGTTGCTGACTATTTGCTTATCTAGTTCGCGCAGCCCCCGTCTAAGCTTTGGGTCGTCTGTTTGCATTACTTTGATTCTTAGGTTCCATCGCTCGTCAACCATCTCGCAAGTCATCAGCAATAGCTCCACGTCGGTGTTCGGGCTTATCCAGTTGACCCCTGCCGACCAGACCTTGTCCCACAGCTCTTGCCCGTACTTGAGCAGTGGTCTGCCTGGCACAGGAGTTTCGGTGGCTCTTGGCAGTGCCAAGGCGTTAGAAGGCAATGCACGCTTTCCGGGATTACCAATCATTCGTTTTTGCTCCACTGGCTTTGCGGGCCTACCTGCTGTCATTTAGCAACTCCGCCTTCTTGCCTGTTAGGTTTTCCCACCGCGTAACGATTGCGTCCACGTACTTAGGGTCAAGTTCTACTACAGCCGCCTTGACTCCAAGTTGCTCGGCTGCTATAAGAGTTGAACCCGAACCGCCAAAGGAATCAAGAACTCGCTCCCCTTTGAGCATACTGTTTTTGAGCAGCTTACTAACCAGTGCGATTGGTTTCATGGTTGGATGGATGTCATTTTTGCGCGGTCGCTTTACCCTAACTGCCGAGCTGGTTTCAAATGATGCAGTGATGAAATCAATAAGTTCTTCTTTTGACTTCTTTGCCAGGTCGCCGGTTGCGAAGTCGAGAATGGTTGTGTTCGTGAACGGGCCATGCCAAGAGTGCGCTGCCCCTGGCTTCCAACCATAAAGGATTGGTTCGTGCTGCCAGTTGTAATCTTGCCTTCCAAGCACGAGGGAATCCTTGACCCAAATAAGGCACTGTTTTAGTAGCCAGCCTGTTTCTACAAAGTTGTGCCGGAAAGCTTCGCCGGCGATGTCAGCGTGGCAGACATATATTGGCCCACCTTCTTTTGTGACCTTGAACATTGCGTCATAAGAATCGAAAAGAAATTTGTCAAACTGCTCTACGCTCATGTCGTCGTTTTGGATTGTCATTTTATCTTTTGTCCCACCCTGGTATGCGACGTTGTATGGCGGGTCAGTAAAGATGCAATCAGCAAGATTGCCGTCTAGGGCTAAGCTCAAAACGTCAGGGTTTGTGCTGTCGCCGCATACGAGTCGGTGGTCGCCAAGTAGCCAGATGTCTCCAAGCTTTGCGGTAGGCACATTTGGAATGTCAGGAATTTCATCTTCGAAGGTTTCGATGTCTAAAATTGGGACTTCGAGTTCTTGAAAACCAAACTCAGAAACCTCTACCCCGGCTTTCTCTAATTCCTTTAGTTGCGTGTTTAGCACCTCAGTATCCCAAGTGGCAAGTTCAGCTGTGCGGTTGTCTGCTAAAGCGAACGCCTTGATTCGGTCTGCATCCCAGTCTGCTGGAACTCTAACGGCTTGAATCTCTGTCCAGCCAAGTTCTTTTGCGGCCGCCACTGTTCCGTTTCCGGCAGCTATGGTGTTGTCTTGTGTGATTACAATTGGCTTGCGTTGACCAAATTCTTCTAGGCTTCCTTGTATTGCCTTGAGGTTTGTGTCGTCGTGTGTGCGAGCGTTCTGCGGATCAGGAGTCAAACTCGCTATCTTAATTGTTTCTAATTTCACAATGCCCTTTCAATGCTGTCGGCTAGGTCTAGTTTCTCCCACGTCATCTGCTCTTTACCAAAGTGTCCGTAGCAGGTTGTGTCGCTGAAGATTGGGTTTCTAAGGCTCAGGTTCTCAATGATTGCGCGTGGTCGCAGGTCAACCGCCTGAAGTATTGCGCTGGCAATCTTGTCATCAGGCTCTTTGCCAGTTCCGAAGCTATCAACGTAAAGCCCGACCGGGTCTGCCATTCCTATCGCGTATGCCACCTGGATTTCCACCTTGTCGGCTAGTCCGAGAGCCACTACGTTCTTAGCCACCCAGCGCATTGCGTAAGCAGCCGAGCGGTCTACCTTGGTTGCGTCCTTGCCGCTAAACGCGCCGCCACCATGCCTCGCTGCTCCGCCGTATGTATCTGCAATTATCTTTCGCCCAGTCAGTCCGCTGTCTGCCATGACTCCGCCGGTGACAAACGAGCCGCTTGGATTGAACATGAACTTGTAATCTTGAGGCATTGCGTGTTGCATAAGAATTGGCTTGATAACAAATTGCTTGACTTCTTCAGCGACGAGCTTCATGTCCCACTCTTTATCGTGCTGAGTGCTGACCAGAATTGTGTCCACCTTAACTGGTGTAAGCCCGTCGTATTTAACCGTTACTTGCACCTTTGCGTCTGGTCTAAGGTTTGGGATCATCCGCGTCTTGCGAGCTTGTGAAAGCTCAAAAGCTATTTCATTGGCAAGGGTGATTGGCAAAGGCATAAGGGTCTTTGTTTCGTTCACCGCGTAACCATACATCATGCCTTGGTCGCCTGCTCCGGTTGTCTTGTCGTCGTTTGACTCTGTGACCGCCTTAGAGATTTCGTGCGACTGCTCTATGACTGTCGGCATAACTGCAACGGTATCCTGTGGCAAACCGAGCAAGTGTGAATCGCCAATCTTGGCAAGTGCGTCTTTGGTCACCTGCCTGAAGTCAATCCAGCCGTCGGTTGTCAGCTCTCCGCCGATGTGAACAAGTCCTGGCGTGACCATTGTTTCAATTGCAACCCTTGAGTTCGGGTTAAGCCTCAGTGCTGCGTCAAGAACTGCGTCGCTTATCTGGTCGGCTATTTTATCCGGGTGGCCCTCAGTTACTGCCTCGGAAGTGACCAGCCTTTTCATGAGTTCACCAGCAGGTAATTGCCCGCTCTTTTACTTTGCAGAATGACTCCCCTTGGCAGCTTCTTCTTCAGTCTGTGGATTCTAACTTTGTCCCCGTCTTCGTTGATCAGTCTGACCGGCGATTCGCTGCTCAGCATTTGTGTCACTGCCTGCGCTTCCCAGTTGTTCAGTGCAGCGGTTGCGCGGTTGCGCTCGAGCTGTCCGGCTTGAAGTCGCAGGCCGTCGTCGTTTGTAGTGAGAGTAAAATCCGCGTCTTGAAACCAGCCGTTGAGCGCCTTTGCAATTATCTGTATTTGCTTTTCTGTGACCGGGTGATTGCTTGCCGAATCTAGGGTTAGCCGCAGGTGCGTCTTTGTCATCTTAGCTTTCCTACATCTAGTGGACGGTAGGTTGTTTGACCACTACATCTAGTGTAGCCCCAAAAGCAATAATTTCGCGGGTGTGTGTAAAGACCTGGGCTGATGGGTGCAGGGGGAAAAAAATGTGATGATTTACCCCGTCCCCCGTGTACGGCAGGGGGGTATAGCCCCTCAACTAAGCGGTTTGTTGCCCCTGCGCTGGTTGCAGAGCCGATGAACAGGAGCTAAGGGTGAGTTTGGATTTCCAGGAAGTAAGTGATCGGCCTCTACGCTGTCCCCTATCCCAAAGGGTTGCTTGCATAGATAACAAGTTGCACCGTTCTGGCGTACCGCTGCTACTAGGGCTGCCCTGTCCTTTCGGTATTGAGAGTTGTATAAGTTTCTTTTCTTTTCTCGCCGCTCAGGTGTGTCCCTTGCTGCGTCACGCTTAGCCTTCATCAACCCTTCGTGCTTGTCGCATCGACTGCCTCTTGCTAAAGTTCCGCAATCTAAACAAGGCTTTAGGAATCTACTCATTGGTGGCGAACCCTTGTCCCTTGAAGGTCACTGCCACTGTCCCGTACTCCCTTACCATGTCTACTTGGCAGGCTAAACATTTGGGCGTAGGTCTTTTATCTTTTATTGCGTTCACGATTGTCACGATTGCTAAGCACTGCCCGCACCTAAATTCATAGCTCGGCATTAGTGTTTGGTCACTGATCCGCTGAATGGTGTGTGCCTGTCTAGCTCAATGGTGAGGATGCCGGTCGTACTGTCTACCCCAGCCTTGCGCCTGTACCAATCGCTACCGCCGTCGCTGGTTGGACACTGTACCCAGAACTTCGAGCCGTTGCCGTCGTGACGCTGACCGAGTTCCTCTAGGGCTAGATGGTGGAAGTGTGCGCTAATGAGGACATCACAAGGCGATACCCACTGGTTGCCAAATGACGAGTCGCTCCACCACTTCTTGACACCGGCAGGGCGTGAGGCTTGGTGACCATGAACGACTCCGATGGTGTTGACACCGTACTGAAACGCAAAGCCTTCATCGTCTGGTTGTGGTATCAGGTAGCTGACATCCATACCAATCTCGGTTGTGAGCCGTCTGAGCTGCTGCAAGATAACAATGCCCCAGTCGTCGAGTCCAGGCTTGCCAACCGTCTGACCCATGAAGCGGTTTTGGCAGTGGTTGCTGGCTATGGATCCGTAGGTGATTGGCGCGTACTTACTCAAGCGCTTGATTAGCTCAAACATCAGCGACGCGGCTAAGTCTGTCTGTTGCATCGGGCTAAGCGTGTTGCTTTGAAGCTGCTCAAAGTTTGCCTTGCTCATCACGCCCTCGATGATGTCGCCCATGTCTAGTATCCAGAGGTGTTCGTATCTGCCGGTCTTGACCTGTTCTTCTATGCGGTCGTAGCTTGCAAATACTCTGGCTATGGTTTCTTGGTGTCCGCCGCCTGATGCGCCCTTGCCAATCTGGAAGTCGGCGGGGCAGATGATTAGTGCTTTGTCTTTTGCTTTCACGCGAACAGTTGGCGCTTTGACTCGACGTGCGCTTGCCATAAGTGCCGGCAAGTCTAAGTCAATGACCTTCTTGCGAAAGCTAAACCTGTAGCTGGTAAGCCAAGCACCGTTCTCGCGCTGTTGCCATTGTGAGGTTCTAGGTGTTCCAACAATCTCGTATTCTTCAGGTGGATAACCGCGCTCAAGCAGGAACTCGTCAAAGTTAGGAAGCTCTGCTAGTCCCTCAGTAGTTGCCGTTCCCTCACTGCCATCAAACCTGACGCCTGGGCGAAAGTCTTTGGGTGCGCTGATTTTGATTACTGGCTCTAGATTCTCTAGCATAATTACAGCTTAGTCGCGGTAACAGGCGCAGGCTTGAGTGCGATGTTTAGTTATGGTCACGTCTGCCAAGCTAACACCCCTTAGTCGAAGCTGAGTTGACAAAGTGCTGGCCGGCCACGCCCTTGCGTCAGCTAAGGCTTGTATCAGTATCTCTCTGTCCGCTGGTTCAAGTTCTGCAATCTGCATCTGTACCTTGCAATAAACTGCTTTGCTTTGCGGTCTTGCTAATCCTTCAAGCATCTTTGCCTCTCTGATACTTCAGTCTTGCTACGTAATAAGCATCCCAAGCGGTTCGGTAAGCTTGCTCAGCTATGCCATAGTCTTTTTCTGCGGATAAATTGTTCTCCTTGTATTCCTTGACATAAAGGTCATAGGCCGCAATGTAAGCCTTAACCGCTTCTTGGTAAATGTCTGAGGCTGCCAAGTAAGCATCAACCGCCTCACGATTCAGTGGGCCTGTTGAGTCTCTGATGATTGCATCCTTGCCATTTGGGCCGTCAAAGCCGTTAGAGCCGTTAGAGCCGTTAGCACCGTCAACACCGTCAGCCCCATAACCGTCTGCTCCTTTTATCCCGTCAATGCCGTCTGCCCCAGCGGGGCCTTGAACGTAAGTCACAATGACTTTGGGTGATGGTGCGGCAAAACTCCCGCTGTTTAGCCCTACGGCTATCAACGCAAGCAGTCCAACCGTCGCCAATGAGCTTATAAGGTTAGTGACTTTATAAATCAAGACAGCAACCTGCTTCTTTGTGGGGTCAGTTCTTCAAGCATCTTTTTCTCCCTAAATTGTGAAGTCGTTGTCGGTTGCGATCAGCTTTTTGGCGATGTTAATTAGAGACGGATGGTTAGCTAATCCCAGACTGCACTTCACCTCTAGGTATATAGCCAGGTCTAGCCGGATAGCTTCAAAGTCTGCGCTCCAAACTAAATCGTGACGCAACAACCCGGCCGCTTGCTTGAAGTCGTTAGTGACCTTTTGGTTTAGGTTTTTAATCATTGTCGGTTTGCCTGCATTCTTAATGACTGAAGCACTATCTGACCTGCTATTTCTTCACTCAAGCCTTGTGCTACCAGCGAGTTCTTTAGCCCAGCCAGGGCTTCTGCAAAGACGCTTATCTGGTCAATCATCTCTGAAGTACTAAGGACTTGTCTCTTTTTCATTTTTCATCCTCATCGTTTAGGTACTCGATTAGATCGTCAAGGAACACCATTTCTCTGGGCTGACCAGTTGCAGGTTCGCTTGGTACTGAGATGTGCTGAGCTATTCGTATTGTTCTATGACGTTCTGCAAGCTGTCCGGCTTTGTACCAGACCTTTCCGTTAGTTGCAATTAGTTCGTTGATGCTCATTTTGTCCCTTTCGTGTAGGTGTAAAAGGTAGCTTGGCGAGGGTGAAAAAGGTAGTGCTTACAATCGTTTAGCCCTCTAAACAATTGCAAGGGGTTTCCTTGATAACACTTGTAACCAATCGGTTACTATGGCGTTTGTGCGGTAACGGTTACATTCCACTATTTTGGAAGATTGTGCGCTTTTGCGGGGTGTCAGGAAACTACCGCTTTCGGTATAGTTGTGACATAAGTGGTAATTAGGTGCGAAGTATGCACTGACTTCCCTGCCAATCCCTGACCGTGTTCTCTTAGTCATAATCTCTGACCGTGTTTTCTTAGTCATCTTGTCCCTCCTTTATGGCTGCTTCTATTTCCTCAGCAAGAAATGGGTAACTTAGTGTCTGCAAAATATCTCTGGTTGCAGCTAGGTCTTTCATAACTTTGATGATGCGGTCACGCTCTAGCTCAACCCCAGCGTCGTAGCCTAGTGTCCAATAAAGCTTGTTGCTGTCGTTGCTTTCATCAATCAACTTGTGCCTCTCTAATTGTTATAATTAGCTCTGCCATGCCGTAACAGACTGAGTGGTCGCATACGCCCGAATTGTGAAAGTCAAAACAAATGCGGGCCTCAGTCATTTTGCTTATGCGCTCACGCTCTGCCTCAATGCCAGCCTCACGGCCTTTAGTCCAATAAAGCTTGTCGCTTATGTCTTTCATTTCAATCATCCCTTAGCCTCATCACTTGCCAAGAAATTAGCCAAGCTTCTGATCTTCTCAACACGAAAGCCTGACCAGGTTTTACGGTCAGTGACAACTATCGGTGCAGTTGTGTGACCGATGAGCTTGAAGCGCTCTAATGCCTCCGGGTGCTGCGTTAGGTCTACCTTGTCGTAGATAATGCCTAGCTTGTCCATTAGCCTCGTAGTGGCTGCACACTGGACGCACGATGGCGTTGTAAACACTTGCACTGGGATTCTCATACCGACGCACCTGTCTTGCTTGCAATTTCCGGTTTGATTCGAGCGACCGCAGCGATTGCGTAATCGTATCCGCGTGCTTCGGTCTTAGTTAGCGTTAGGTTGCGCTTCAGGCTGACCTCAAAGGAAAGCCTGCGAGTTGCATACTCTGACCCGATTCTCATGCCCATCTTGTACGCCTCGTCTAGTTCTTTGCCGAAGAATTTATCGGCGACCTCGTATTTGAGGTCTGACCAGTTTCTAATCATCATTGTTCTCCCATTTCGTCAATGTAGGTTCTTGCCATTTTCCGCAAGAGTCCCTTCTTTTTTGCGTAGTCATGTTTGTTCATTCCGGCTGGCTTGGCGTTGTAGTAATCAAGGGCAACAATGTAGTCCGTCGCCTTTGGCGTATTTATGAACAAAAGCTGGTTTCGCATTTCATCCCTCATTTCTTGCAGCGCAATCCTTGCCTGGATGTACTTCGGCTCAAGCATTCTCGCCCCTTAGTTCCTTGGCGGCCCAGCGCAGTATCTCGGCAACCTGTTGCTCGTCAAAATTATGCTTGATGTCTGATAGCTCGTCTAAGGCGTTAGTTGCCGCTTCAAAGCCCTCAGTAAAGGAAATTAGTTCTAGCGCGTCTAAGGCGCTCTCAGCGGCTGTTCTGAGTAGCCTGGTGTTTGCGCTCATGCGACACCCCAAACAATGCTCATGCGACCTGATGCCATCTTCTTGCGGTCGCCGGTGTCAATTACCAGCCCAGTAGCGGCGAGTTCTGATCGGCGCGAGCGGATGCCGGAATCTGAAGCCTTCTTGCTTGAAAGCCTGCGCCAGTGTTCAATCAGCGATTCGTCGTTCATTGGGCCGTAGCTTCGGAATAGTCCGAGGATTATCCGATAGGAATCTGCAAGCCCTGTGACCGACTTTTCGGCGTTGTGGCTTGTTGTTGGGTCAGTTGTGCGTGTGTTCATTTGTCACCCCTTTTGGCTAGTTTTTTTTGGTCGCGCTTTTTGGCTTAGCGAATAGTCGCTTTTGCCTTGTGCGTTGGCAGTTGTGTTGCTCTCATTGTTGCCCCTTTCAGTAGGCGATGAAGGTGTTGTGAAAGGCAAGGAAAGAGTTCCAAGCCCAGCCAATTATGATCCGGTGCGTTTCGGTGACCACCAACCAAGCTCCAAGTGTGGCGAGTGTTGCCACCAGAAAGAATTGTCGTGTTTCTATTGTCATGACGAAACCTTTACTGGGAAGTTGCGGCAAAGCTGTATTGTGGTTTTTTGGTCGTTGTAGTCAACATCTCCATTTTTGTCTAATACGGAGTAAACATAAACTGTCGGGCCGCCAATGTTCTTGCGAACAAAGTTTCTTATAATTCTAATTTGGCGAGTGCCGGCGGCGTTTCTAAGAATGTCACCGCTTTGTATCTCTACCATTTGGTAGTTTGTTACCGCTGTCGCTGGGACTTTTTTGCTTGTCATTAGTTTGAACCCTCGTTCTCAAGTCTTTCGATGCGGGCAGTGATTCCTCGTCGTCCGGCTTCGTGTTGGCGGATCTCGTTTTTTTGAAACTCGGACTTATTTCTGTCAATTATTTGAGGGAGTTCTGTGCGTAGTCTTTTCAAATCGTTGTTTATCACCCGTAGCGATTCTTGCGCGACTGCGATTGAAGTTCGCATTTGGTCTTGGGTTTGGTTTGTCATTTTGATTCCCTTTCGTTGTGTTTTTCTTAGCGGCTTTGGTTGATTGCAAAGTTTTCCATTTGCATGATTGCATTGCTTAAAGCATGAATGACGGTAAGCATGTTTGCTCTTTCGTCTTCGGTTGCTAAGCCGTAGTAGTTGATGTGCATTGCGGTTTGTGCAGCGTACATTGTGTCTAATGTCTTTTGGTTCTCGCTCTGTGTGATGTTCATTGCTTTCCCTTTCGTTGTTAGTTACTACATTACTGGTTTCGAAATGAGTAGCGCAACTTATTTTGGGAGTGTTATCAAACTTTTACAAAGCGATAATTGTGATGTCTGCGCCTGGCTCACGATCGTCGGCGTAATACTTGTGTGCAATCAGTTCAATCACCTGAGCGTCGTCGCCCCAGAGTATGCCGTCACCGACCTTGCCGTTCAATCCTTGTGATACGCCATCGAGTGCGCCGCGTACCAGCTTGTCAATGTCTGGCGGCACGATTGGCATTGCTCTTTTTGTTACTTTCACAGATGGCGGCCTGCGAAGGTAGAAAACTATCTCCACCCTCACAGGGCCTAGCATCTTGGTGTGACCTGCCGGTAGGTTGTGGCAGGCTTCTGCTATTGCTGCCCGCCAAGGTTTCAATGTCTTGGCAGATTGCTCGACTACCCGCCCGTTGTAGACCGCTTTAGATCCTTGCGGGGCAGGTGTGCCGAGAACTCGGATTGTTAGAATGGCGCGTCGTTTAGGTCTGGCGTTGCATACTCTGGCTCGGCGCTAACAAGTTCGTCGTCAATAAAGGCAGCGCGGACTTTGATTGAAACGCCTGTCGTGCCATCCTTTTTTGCGTAAGTGTTGACACCAGTAATTTTGCCAGCGACTCGAACCTGTCTTGCGTCAGTTGTGAACTGCTCGCCGATGGTGCAGTCGTAGATGGTCTTGTCTGTAGTTTCCCACTCGCCAGCTTCATTCTTGGCTCGAACATCAACCGAGAGCTGAAACGCTGTACCCCACTCAAAGTTCTTTAGGTTGTTGCACCATCCGGTGACCTCAATCGTTGCTTCATTCTTTATTGCCATGATCTATCCTCTTTCGTTTGTTGTTTTTATTGTAACCACGTGAGCCGGATTGACGCAATCAGACTTTAGGCAAGTCCGGAAGCCAGGCAGCACGCTCATTCCATCTTCGCCTACTGGTGTGACAAAATCGTTTCCGAAGTGACCATGCCAAGCAATGCAATCTTTTACCTTTTGAGCTTTCCGCGACCTACAGCTTTGGCAGTTGTCGTGCTTGTTGCGGGTCGTGTTTACTTCCCATACCCAGCCGCAGCGGTTGCAGGTTTGAGTGGTCGGCAGGTCAGCCATAAATCTTAGCCTTGGCAAAGCGGTCAATCCCTGTTTGCCCGTTGTCCTGCTCGTAGTCCTTTAGCAGTCTGCAACAAGGCCCGCAGCTAAGTATCAGCTCGTTGTGTTCGCGGCATCGAGGCTGTGGCGATGAGTTGACCGGCGCTTCTGCCTTTGGGTTGTCACGATCTAACCGAAAGGCTGCTTCTTTTGCCCAGCTAATAATGTTGCGCGGTTCTAGGTATCGGATTGTTGAGTCCTGCTGCGCCATCTTCAGCGCCTGCGTAGCAATCTCAAACGGTATCCCACCGATGATGTTGTGCCACGCTTCTATCGTTTCAGGCATTACCTTGCGGTTGTCAACCAGTGCTATCTGCCGGAGCAGTTCTTTAGTGTCGCTAATTAGCATCTTTGCCATCCTGTTCTTTTGCCCAGCGGTCTAATTCGTTCCAGTCGTTTTTTGGCTTGTTGCTTTGAGCTTGGCGCTTGTGGTTGTTCCTGATCCAGTTGCGCCATGTTGCATCCCAATCAGACTTCTTTGCCCTTGAGCCAGAGATGCCTGCCCAGTAATCTCTGAACGCGTGTGTCTCGAGCTTAAGGTCTATTTCTGGGAAGTGTTCTTTCATTATCTGAATGTCATTTTCTCTTGGTTGCCAGTCCTCTGGCAAACGGTAAGAATTAAGTAATGGTTTAAGTAATGGTTTAGTAATGGTTCGCACGCCACCTGCTGTCACCCCTGACGCTGATTCTGTCACCCCTGATTGCGATTCTGTCACCCCTGCGCCCAAATCTGTCACCCCTGGCAAGGTCACCCAGTAGAGGTTGGATTTGTATTGTTGCTTAGTCGGAGCGTTCTGGACTTCAACCAATAGCTCGCCGAGGTCTTGAAGTGTTTGTATGTCACGCTGGACTGATCGCTCTGAGGCGTTGACCATTTTGGCAATTGTTTTCATTGACGGCCACGCGCCAATTTCACCTTGATGGTCTGCGATTGCTAAAAGGACTAGCCTGGCTCTGCCGGTTGCTTGTGAGTGCTGCCAGACCGCATTACTTACTTGAATGCTCATTACTGCCTATCTTCGGCAGTAGACTTATCCCTGCCGATACT